GGGCGGGGGGGGGGGGGGGAAGCCCGGCGGGGGGACAGCCCGGATAGGGCGGCGTGCCGGTATAGATCAGCTGCCGGGTGCCGGTGGCCGATGCGGCCAGCGTGGCCATGATGGCCTCCACCTGGTCGTCCGTCAGCTCCTGTGCCTCGTCATAGACCACCAGCGAGATGCCGTCAAAGCCGCGGGCCGCTTGCCGGGATCGGGCCGAGAACTCAATGCTCCCGCCGTTCAGAAGCTCGATGCACTCCTCGCCGTTGGTGTAGCGGATGTTTTTCACCAGTTCCAGCACCTCCGGGTGCCGCTTGTCGGTAAACATCCGGACCAGCCGGTTAAAGCTCTTTTTTGCCGTGCGCACCTGATGGGCGGTGTGCAGGATCTTCTCGCCGTTGATGACCATTCCGAAAAACTCTCGCCCCTCCAGGCACACGTTTTTCCCGTTCTGCCGGGGCACGGCCAGCCCGGCAGAGGTCACGGTGTACCGCCCGGATGCATCCCGGCCCAGCCAGCAGTCCAGCACCAGCTGCTGCCATTCATCCAGCGCATTGCCGTAGGCGGCCATCAGCGCTGCGGCGTCCGCACCGTCGGTCGTAACGCGCTCCGGCTCGATGCGGTATCTTGGAATCTGTGCGCCGGTCATGCGTCCTGTTTTCTCCGATTCTGCACCAGAGTGAGTACGCTTGTCGGCTTAATGTCGGATATTTGCTCTTGCGGCACCTCCACAGGTAGAAGCTTAATCAGCATATCCAATCCAGACAGGTACGTTTTCCACAATGCCTCATAAGCCCGGAAGGCCGGGTTCTCTCTCACGCCCGACTGCCCACCGCCGTTGTCATATTCCACCGTGATGCCTTCCTCACCGATGGCTTCCCTGGCATCGTCCAGCTTGGATTTCATCCACGAAACATTCAAAATCACCGGGTCAAGCGACTGGATTTTTTCGTCATTCAATCCGTTTTTGGCCAAAAATTTAGCCAGTTTTCTGCGCTCTGCGGCAGACCTTTTCGCGATCTCCGCGCGCGCGCGATTAGAAGTATCTGCTGCCACTTTTTGCTTCTCCTTCCTGTTTTGATACCACCCCCATCAAATTATTTTTTGCGGGGAGAGCGGGGCGGGGGGGGGGGGGGGCCGGCGCGGGGGCGGGGGCGGGGGTCCCTCCCCACCCCTCACCAGCTGCCGTCTGCAGGAGGCCTTTGTGTGCGGGTGTGCTGCGCAGAATTGGGTTTTGCGGGCGAAAGCTTGCAGCCTTTCTGCGCGTTGCACCAGTAATGCGCAGCCTGTAAGTTGTCCCAATCTTCAGCTGCAGCCCGCGGGGACGGATAACCGAACTCGCGCCAGCGCGCAACGGGGCGTATCTCATCTACCACAAAGCTGAGCGGGTGCGCGGCATCAGATGGTTCGTCGTAATGGATCGGGCCAAGGCGCCCGCCGCAGATTCCGCACGGGGCACCCATGGCTTTCAGCCGTGCCCGGTGCTTTCTGCGCAGGGCTCCGTTGGCATACCGGGGGTTAGTCATGAGGGGTGCCTTCCTGCGGCAGCTTACGCCGGGACCTTTTCAGTGGCCGCTGGTAAGTCCAACATCCGCCGGGACCAAGTTTATATTTTGGGCGTTTACACTGCGTAGGATTTACGCAGCGCGGTAGGGAACAGATCACCCGTTCGCTGTTGCACATACGCCAGATACAGCGGGCGCAGGGGTTGGTTGTTTTGTTGTTTTTATCTGCCATGGGTTACACTCCAAAACAAAAGAGGGCAGCCGGTGGGCTGTCCTCTCAATATTCTATGATATCAATTCTAGCACTAAAAAATCTTGCACAGTATCAACTTTTAGCCAATTCCTACGCGTTGCGCAACATTTTCCAAATATTTGCGGCGGCGGCGATAGAATTCTATCCGGCTAATTCCCGGCACTTCCAAGCGCTCGTATGTCCAGGTGCGGCAGGCCTTGCAGTTGAGTGCAATAGCCTTTTGCAGCGCGGCCCGTACCGTTGCGCTCTGGATGTCCGCCCCGATCTCATCCGCGGCGGCATCGATGGCCCGCATGATCTGCACATCCCGCTGTGTCTCAAGCTGCTGGATCGCCTCGGCCTTGTCGGCGGTGATGTCGTTGGAATTCCCGCCGGCATGCGGCAGGTACACACGCACGGGCGCGCCGCAGCTGGTTGTGGTATCCACAAAATTTGTGCCGCTGCGCAGGATGATCTCATCCACCTGGCGCTTATACTCGGCCTTGCGCCTGGCCTGGCCGCGCACCAGCTGCAGGGCAGCCAATACGATGTCATTCGGCAAGCGTTTGTTTTTCCCCACGTGTGTATACCTCCCTTAATCCGAAATATGGCTGTCTCTGCGTTCAGGTGTCAGGATCTCCGCCATGTGTGTGCGGCATATAAATTTTTGATTCTTCATCATCCACATGCGCGGCAGCTTTCCCAGCGGCTACCCCGGCGGTATAGGCGGTGGCCAGCAGCACCGCCAGAACAGCGCTGCCGATGATCGAAAGCAGGATGTCCATCAGTCACCCTACCTTTCGCCGCGGCTGCCGACCAGGCCGACCCCAGCGCCCAGCATGAAAATGCTCAGCCGCACGCCCGCCTCAAATGCTTCCATCATTTCTGTACATCCTCCGCTTCATCGGCCAAGGCAAGCAGCGCCTTATGGAGCGCTGTCTGGAATTTTTCCGCCTTTTCGGTCAGGCCACCCTGCTGCAAAGTATCAACTAGGTCAAATATTTTTCCGGCGGTGTCCTGCAACTGGTCAAACAGCAAGCCGAAGCGCACCGCGGATTCATCCGCGACCATGTTCAGCCGGGCAGCGGTTTCTTCTGCCTGGTGGCGCGCCTGATCCAGTTCTTTAGCGCGTGCCTGTTCAGCCGCCGCCGCAGCACGTCTTGCCTCTTCCAGTTCAGCCCTGGCTTTCTGTGCGGCCTTTATGGCTTCATCGCGCTCTTTCTGGTTCAGCGCGGTCATTTTGGCGTCGGCCCGGCGCTGCCTTTCCATTTCAGCCTTCATTTCGGCGCGAATCTCCGCACGCAGGGCATCCATGTCCACTTCTTCGGCCTGTACCTCAGCCACCGGCGGCTGATTCTGCAGCAGGCTGAGCTGTTCGGCGTACCCGGCATTTTTGGCCTGCAGCTCTTTGATCTGCGCTTTCAGCTCGGCCACTGTCGTTTCCGTCAGGTTGGTTTCCGCTGTAATCTGTTGCTGCTCCTGCCCACTCAATTGCGCCAGCAAGGCCAGCTTAGTAACGCCCGCGGCCGCGTTCTGCTCTATCAGCTGCGCGGGCAGTTTTTCGGCAATGGCAATGTAGTTATACGCCTGGCGCTGCTTCATGCCCATGGTGGTCAGTGTGTAGGCTTCCAGCGTGTCAAAGCCCAGGGCCTTGTATCCACCGGTATCCCGCATTAGTTTGATTTTGCGGGCCAGATCCAGCAGGCTGGCCGCCGCTGCCTGCGCTGCGGCCATGATCTCATAATGCAGGCGCAGAGCGGCAGATTCTTCCGCCGTAGCGGCGGCACCCACAAACGTCATCTGTTCGCTATCGTATTTCATTTTTTCGGTTCCTCCTCAACTTTTGGCGCCTCTTTTTCGCGATGTATCACAAAAACAACCTCGTTGGCATTGTATATATCAACCGCCTGGCTGCCGTTTGTTATGACTATTACAGCATTGGGAATGGCCTTCCATTCTGCCGTCGCGGGGTGCGGGTATATAATTTCTTCTCCTGATTTCAGGCGGACCACTATTTCGTCCATGCTTTCACCTTCCTATCATGCCACTGCCTGGGTGGCCTTGTTTTTCTTTTTCTTGGCTTTCTGCTCTGGCGGCAGCTGCCACTTAGCCAGCACTTCGCGCTCCCACAGATCCACAAATTCCCGGACCCGCCGGGGTATTTTTAGCTTTTTGCCGTGGGCAAATTCGTTTCCGTATCCATGCAGCTGGATTTCTCTCTTGCTGGTTACGTCAATGTTCAGGGTGTACCAGCTGCGTTCTGGCCGTCGGGTATGCCTCACAAACAGGATAATTCTGCCCCGTGCATGGGCATCTGAGTATCTGCCAACGCAATGGTGCAGGGCGCTGCCCTCCCGGATCAGCTCAAGCGGCGTTTCCGCCGGGCGAATGCAAATCCCATCATGTTCCCATGTCAACCCGGCGCAGCGGGCCGTCATGGCGGCGAACGCTTGCTGGCATTTGCCACTTACCCGCTCGTACTGTATTGTTTCGCTCATTCGGTCATGGGCGGTGCGCAGGTCTTTGGGCCAGCGCACTGCGTCCTGGTTCAGGTCACAGCCGGCCACGGCAGCCATGCGCCAATAATCCTCAAGCTGCGTAAGATCCTGCTCTTGGCGCTCTATGTAATTTATGGTCCGCATCATCGGCAGTTTTTCGCGCAAAATCCGGCGCGTGTCGTATGCTCCGATGGCTTTCATCGCGGCGCAAAGGTCGCGGAAGCTTACGCCGCATGGCAGCGTATCCAGCTCTTTCCACGTTCTCAGACAGTCAACTCCCAGACCGTACTCTCTCCAAGTTCGCAATTCTTGCTTTGTCATACCTAGCATTTGGGCAGGGCGTTTTTCTTTCCAGCCCACCCACTCCAGCTTTGGAGCCGCTGCTTGCGGGGCAAGTCCGGTATAGTAGTGATATTTCATTTCATCGTTGATTCCGTCGCCCACCAAGTTTCCCAGCCCTGCGGTTACCAGGTTCTCAACATTGGGGTGCTTAAAATACAGCCGCAGGTATGCCACCGGGTAAAACGTTTTTGCTGCGTTTGATTGCTCCATGTACTCCCACAGCTTGGCATTCTCTGCGCCGGTGCCGCCCAAATCTGGCAGGTTTGCGGCGTACATTTTCGGGCAGCCAATATCATCCACCAGTTTTGCGCGCTGTACCCATGCGCCAAGGTTCCTCCAGCTGTTGGCCATAGCGTTAAACTGATAGTGCGCCAGCTTGATGATCCGCCGCCCGTCCACCACAAAGGCGTTAATAGCGTTCCGCTCGGTGTGGCGGTGGCCTACGTATATGCGGCGCTCAATGCACCATTGCGTTAATATCAGGCAGTTTTCCGTGACCGTTGGCACCACGGCAAAGTCCTGCGACACCAGCCCGTACCGCAGTTCCTGCACATTGCGCAGCCGCGTTTGAGCGCCGCACAGGGGGCATACCATGGTTTCGCCGTTTCGCTTTTTGTCAATGGTGTCTTGCTCAACGTTCACAACCTGCACGCCGCTGTTGTTCTGGTATATCATGTTTTCCCTGCAGCATGGCGTGCCTTGGGCGGGTACATATTCCGCCAGATACCAGCTTTCGCACTCGCTGCACCACAGGGCGGCAGGGCGTATGGCGGCACTGGGGCGCAGATCAGCCCGGAAATCTTCGCAATCCAGGCGGGATTCGGCATCATCCCGTGATATGCACCGGTAACTTGTTACAGCAAACGGCTTTCTACCCAGGGCATCCAGATAGCGTTCAATGTCGTCCGGCGGTGCGGTTGGTATCATGGCCACATATTCTTCCAGTGTTCTCATGGCGCTGCCCTCTTACATGAAGTCCATGATGTTCAGGCGCTGGCGCTTGGGGCGTTCTGCCTGGGCGGGTGCGGTACTCTGGTCGCCAGCAGCGGCTTGCCCGCTCTCCGGCAGGCCAAAATGCACGCGCAGGATACCCGGCACCGCCGGGGCGGGGGG